AAAAAAAAAAAAAAAAAAAAAAAAAAAAAAAAAAAAAAAAAAAAAAAAAAAAAAAAAAAAAAAAAAAAAAAAAAAAAAAAAAAAAAAAAAAAAAAATTAAAAAAAAAAAAAAAAAAAAAAAAAAAAAAAATTAAAAAAAATAAAATTAAAAAAAAAAAATCAAAAAATAATGATAATACATATTTAAATTTATTATCAAAATTTGAAAAAATTTATGATATGATAAAAAACAAAATGGACATTGATAAACAAAAATTATATGAGAAATATTCTGATATAATATTAGAATATTCTAATGATAAATTAGATGAGTCAATTATTATTGATAAAATTATTGATTATTTAAAAACAAAATTTCCAAATTTATTATTTGAAGCTACTAAAAATATAAAAGATGCAAAAATTATTGAAGATAATGCACCAGATTGTGAAATTTTATTTGAAGGTACTTATAATACTGAAGAAGAATTTAATATGTTAGTAACTAAATTAAAACATAAAAACAATGAAATTTTATTAGTTCCATTTATTAAAGATTTTAATGAATTATATAAAAAAAAATTTAAAGGATTACCTTCTTATAAAACAAAATTAATATTAATTTATTTTAGTATTTTTAATCAAAAAATAGAATATTTTAATCAAATATTACCTACTTTATTATTTCAAAATAAATTTGGTGATATTTCAAAATATGGTTATTTTGAAGAAAATAATATTGTAATATTTCATATAGATTCAGTATTAGAATTATTAAATTATTATATTAATTATATTAAACAATTATGTGGAGGAGTAACTAATAATAATATTGAATTATTTTTGATTAAGATTATATATCAATATTTTTCAAATTTTACTCTTAATGATACATTACATTGTATTTTTATTATGAAAAAAAATATTTATGATCATTATTTTAAAATTTTGCAACATCATGTAAAATATTTTTTCCCTGATTTTAATGAAAATAAAATTATTAATTTAAATAATATTAATGAACCAAATTTATCAAATACTGAATTACAATTATTAAAAATTAGAATATTTGCAACTAATTTACTATCAAAAGTTGATAAATATAAATATGGATTTATTAAAAATAAAATATGTTCATATATTGATTCTAAATTTTATGATTACGAAAAAGATATATTTATAGAAAATAAATATGAAAGTAATCTTTCAAAATTATTTCAAAATAAATTTACTAACTTATTTAATAAATTAATATAGAATTATAATTATACAATTTATATAAAATTAAAATTTATAATAAATTAATATTTATATATTATATATAAATATATTATATGAGGAAATTACCTAATAAATATGAAAATCCATTTGATAATTTTTTATTACATATAAATGAATATACAGGACCTTATATGTATAATGCTGGTATTAGTCCAAATACTATAACTTCATTATCTAGTATTACATGTATTCTTGTTATTATACTATTATTTCAAGCTAATTATTATTTAGCTGCATTTTTCCTTGTAATTTCATACTATTTTGACTGTTTAGATGGACATTTAGCTCGTTCTTATAAAATGGGAACAATATTTGGTGATTATTATGATCATATTAGTGATGTATTAAAAATTATATCAATTTTACTCGCATTATATATTATAGATTCAACTAAATTCTTTAAGATTTTACCTTTATATATTCTTATATCAATTTTAATGCTTATACATTTAGGTTGTCAAGAATTATATTTTCAAAAAAAACAATCACCTACCTTAAGTTTTACTGAAAATTTATGTCCAGTTGAAGATAAATCAAATATAAATCAAATTACGAATACATTAAATATAACAAAATATTTTGGTTGTGGAACTAGTTATATAACGTTATTTATTGGTATTATTTATTATGCACATTAAATTTATACATTATCACTATTATCAAAATCTTTACTTAATTCTTCTACTTTTATTGTTTTTATTACATCTTTATCATCATATAAATCTTTCGTTTTTGAAGAATTTGTTATAATATTTAAATTAATATCTAACGCATCATATAATAATTTATTTAAAACTGGTGCATCATTTAAACATAATTCATATTTTTTATATATCTTCATTACAATATCATAACCATTACTTTCTCTTTCATTGGGAGGTATTTTTAATATTATTGCTACTTCATCGTGTAATTTCTTAAAATTTAAATATGATATATATGATTTATTCATTGTATCATCTATTTTTTTAAAATTTTCTATTAATGAAATAACCGTTACCATTAAATTTGTAAAACCTACAAATAATGATACCCACTTATTATAATCAATTGGAACATAACCACTATTTGCTAATGATAAAAATCCACCCATTGATGATATTATTATAATTGGAATTCTATATTTTTTTAAACGATATCTTAATGATAAATAATTTTTCTGATGCTCTTTTGAAAATTTGCTACAATTATTTACTATATTTGTTAAAATAAATTCATGGTTATTATTCCAATAATTATTTTTAATAACATAATTTTTACTTTGGATTAAATTATCTTCATTAACTTTTTCATCTTCCATTTTTATATATAATATTTATTCAGAAATTTGTATAGAATATTTTATCATCCAATTTTTATTATAATTAAATTATTTTTATATTTATTATTTATATATAAATATGAATAATTATTTGTTATTTATTTTGTTAATTATAATCGTTATATTTTCTTTATCTAACAATAAAGAAAAATTTGATTCTTCTATCAATACTTTTCCTTTATATTTACCTACTAAAAATTCTACTTATTCATTACATGTTGATGCTAGTAAAAATATGTTAAATTTTGGTACTTATTCACCAGAAATGGTATTTGGTAATTATCAATTAGAAAATATACCTCATGATATTAAAATATCTAATGTTACACAACTTCAATTTTATGGTAATGATGGAAATTTATATGTTATTTGTGCAGAAGTAGAAAATCCTAATCTCATAAAAGATTTTGTTAATATTACTTCAGCTAATAGTGGTATTATAGTTAATACACCTGTAACATATATTTGTAAGGATATAACTAAAAATACAAATAAAGAAAAAAATATAATTTATGAAAATGCAATTTATTATAATAATATTTTCAAATATATTTATTTCAAAGATAAACATAAAGGTATAACATATTATCTATATACAACAAGTGAACCAACTATTTATTGGAGTTCAGTTCCTCCTAATATATTTTATCAATTTAGAACAACTAAATAAATATAATCAATATAAAAATTATTTATTATAATATATATATAAATAATAATGTTACGTAGAGCATTCTCATCAACTACTTCTAGAATTCATGCATTAGATGTTTTTCAAAGAAGTTGCTATTATAAAGTAGATTTTAAAATTAATCAAGAAAAATCTGTAAATGAAGCAGTTATGCGTTTTACTGCATTTAATGTAGGATGTTTAGCTGTAACTGACGATAATGATAAAGTTATTGGTGTTTGTTCTGAAAGAGATTATATTAATAAAATTGCTTCTCTTAATAAAACTAATGATAATTTGAAAGTTAAAGATATTTCAACTTTTGGACCTAAAATTATTGTTGCTAATCAAAATGATTCACTAGAAACATGTATGCAAAAAATGATGTTTAAAGATATTCGTCACTTATTACTAGTTGATGAAAAAACTAGTGATTGTATTGGAATGATATCTATTAAAGATTTAATTAAAGAAATTTTAAAAGATAAAAATAATATGATTACTCGTCTAAGTGATTTTAATTTAGGTAAAGGTGCTTTTTTTGGCAGTGAGTAATTTATAAAAAATATTATATAAATTAATTATTTACCTAATTTTTTATTTTAAAATATAATTATATATATAAATGAATCAAAATTTATTACTAATTCTTATTGTAGTTATTGTTGTTTTTTATCTATTAAAAAAAAATGAACATTTTGCAACTACACCACCACCAGATATAACTCAATTATCTTCAATTGTAAATAATTTAAAAAATGATATTATTAAAATGGGACTTACACCTCCTCCATCAGTAAATAAACTTGTAACTATTGGACAATACCAGTTTTATATAAACCAACTTAGAGATTATATTAAAAAAAATACACCAACTGTTCAATATAATAATTCACTAACTACTACTAATTTTAATTTAGAACCTACTATGACATCTACACCTATGACTACATCCGTTCCTATAATAACTGTTCCACCCCAATGTCCAGCTAATTATACTGATTCTAATGGTAATTTAGTAACTTATTCTTATAATGCAATTACAGGTATGTGTCATGGATATTATGACAGAAAATGTAATAAATGTGATAAATGCAATAACTTGAATAGTGTTACATCCACATGTATATCATGTGCTGGTTTTAAAGATAAAAATAAAAATATTTTTTCTGCAGCAACAAGATATTGTGATATTACTTATCCTACTGCAAATCCTGGATTTTCGTGTGATCCAAATTTACCAAATATGTGTAGCACTGATATAACACCTATTCCAAAATAAATAATCATTTATTTATCTTAAATATTAAATTTTTCCAAAATATTAAAAATTATTTATATCTAATTTATTCCATAAATTACTAGTATATTTGCTTTTATTATAAATAAGATCATTATTTTCTTGAATCATTTTAAGTTTAGAATGTGTATCTATGTTATTATTTTCTAAATATTTTTTAATTTCATATCTTTTTATATTATCGAATATTTTAGATATTAATAAATCATCTGTAATATTGCATGAATATCTTTCATCGTAACCATTACCAAAGTTATTTTTATATTTGATTATTTTTAAATTATTATGAATAGCATTTATATTTATTTTATAAGCAAAATAAATATTTATTATTATTGCTGATATTATTATTATAAATTTTAACATCTTATAATAATAACATATTTTATTATTTATCTTATAAGCAAAATTATTATAATAAGTTTATTTCATAATGTTTAAAATTTATATTCTTATTATATAATATTATATAATATGATTGATTTAACTGTTATTCCTGATCGTCTTATAGTTACTGATTTACAACTCGTTACTATTAACTTTAATATTTCTGATGTTAGATTTCATATAGATGTTAATAAACATTATTATTTTGGTAAATATTTTAATATTATAATTCGTAAAAATGGTACTGTTAATAATACTCAAACACTTTATCCTCTGCGTTTTAATGGAAATCAATTAACATGGAATTATACACCATCTGATATTGGAACTTTTCTGGTTAATGCTGTATTGCAAAATGAACAAAATATTATTGTCGCATCTACTACATTTGTCGTAGAACCAGATAATATTATTAGTAAAGTTAATACTGCTAATAATATTAATTTATTTATACCTGACAATAATGGTCTAGTTGCTCCAAAATATATTACACCAGAAGAAGAACTTTATAATTATAATAAAAGTAAAGTTACATTATAATTGAATAATTTGATCATCCATAAATTCTATTTTATATTTATCACCAGTTTTTAATATAATTTTACCTATACCATTTTTCATATTATCTTTAAAATAACCTTCATATATTGTTCCACTATTAAATTTAATTAAACCTTTTCCATTTAATTTATTATTTCTAAATTCACCTTCATATACATCACCATTTTTATATGTTAATTTACCTACACCATGTATAAATCCTTCTTTAAATTCACCTTCATAGATATTACCACTTTTATACTTAAATATACCATATTCGTCTATTTTGTTCTTATTAAATTTACCTTCATATACATCTCCATTATTATATATTAATTTACCTTTACCATCTAAAAAACCATACTTAAATTTACCTTCATATATGTTACCATTTTTAAATTTTAATTTACCTGTTCCATGCATACATCTTTCTTTTAATTTACCTTTGTATATATTACCATTTTTTAATCTAATCGTATGAATGGATGTATAACTATTACTTCTACACCAAAAAATTAATTTTTTAGTATTATTATTACTTTTAACCATTTAAATAATATAAATATATTTATAATAATTTAAATTATTTTGCTTATAATATTTTTATTATAATATTTTTATTATAAAAATAATTCTTGACTAATATTAGTATATTCTTCTTGCAATATTTTTTTTTTTTCATTTGTCAAATTTAAATTAACCTTTTCTAAATTATTATATGAATCA